GTTAGATTGTTTATCAATAACAAATTTGAAGCAGTTCGTGAAGTTTCTTTTGTTGATACTAATAACATATATTTTAATGAACCCTTTAAGAATGACATAACGAATGTATCAGTCTACAAAATTTTAAGAAATGATTTGTATAGAATTGGTTCACTTGGAAGAATAGCTATCAATAGCGGCGGTTCTGGATATGCCAATGGTGATATTTTGATTTTTACAGGTGGTTCTGGATATGGTGCAAATGCTTATGTGAATGTTACTTCTGGTGTAATTACCTCAGTAACAATGAATAATCATTCATCAAATGCATATGTTATTGGCGGAGAAGCATATACAAGAGATTCATTACCAAGTATTACTGTGCAATCAGTTTCGGGAACAAGTGCCAACTTAACTGTTGCACAAATAACTGGTGACGGTGAACAATACGGATTGACAACATCAAGAATTGGCGCAATTTCTTCATTGAGAGTTATAAGTTATGGATATGATTATGTTGAAGCTCCAACGGTCTCTTTAAGAAATGCAGACTTAGTATTAGCGAATGTTACAGCTGGTCAACTATTCGTTTCAAATACATCTGTGTATCAAGGTGTGTCAAACACAACTTCAACATTTAGTGCAAGAGTTGATTCGTATGATCCAGACACCGCCGCTTTGAGAATTTTTAATTATCGTGGTGTTTTTGATGCCACTAAAACTATTAAGTCTGATGATGGAGTAGTTTCTGGAAATGTTGTATCTTACATTTTCTATGGTGATGGTAACGCTAAAGCTACAGCTAACTTTGAGAATGGACTGATTCGTTATCCCGGAATTTATCTGAATACTGATGGACAAATTAGTGCTGATAAGAAATTGCAAGATGGTGAGAAATACCACAATTTCTCATATATCATTAAGTCACAAACAGACTACGCAAGATTTAAGAAGCCATTGAATGACATTGTTCATCCAGTCGGCACAAAAACATTCATTACCAAGATTGACGATAACGAAGAAATGTTGACTCAGGTTAACACTTCATCTTTTATAACAATCACATCTCTTGCGGACACTTATAACATTGCCAATGGTTCTAATAAAATTATCACCACAAATACGAGCGCAAATCTTCAAGCTACAGTCAATGTTGGTGATGTGATTACACTTGCAAATGTCCATAGAAGATTGCAAAATACAGTCAATGTGGTTTCTGGTTCAAATATCTTGTTTGGTGCGGCTAACAGCGTCAATTTCATAAATGACTTGCAAGATGGAGATACCATCTACTTATCAACTGGTAACACAGTATCAATTAAAGAAGTTACTAATTCTTCTTTTGCTATACTAGATACTATAATTAATGTAACATCAACTTCCGCAAGCGTAAATCTTGTTTATAGTGCCTTTGCTGTGGCTAATTCTAGAAATTCCAATACTATCATAACAAACACCACATTTACTTCAAACGGAAGCAATTTGAGCGCAACCATTCAAAAAGTTAGATAAATAAAAACATGTCAGCACTCTTAACTAAAAATTTCAAAATATTGATGGCACAGCAAGTTTATAACTTGTTGGACTTGGGCTCCAACTCATACTTGCCAGCCGAAAGAAAGTCTTATTTGTATGCATTTTTTGGTAGACACTTGCCATGGAATACTGGCACAGAAGTGGCTGGCACTCCATCAGAAACAGATACGGCTATAAATGATTACTACAAGCGTGGAGTTTTAGCCAAACAACTATCGTTTGAAAATGCATCTCTTGTTGTTCCTAGAAATGATTGGACTTCAAATACAGTATACAATACATATGAAGCAAATACAAATTTCTATGTGTTAAACACAAAAGACCAAGTCTTTAAGTGCCTCTCAAATGTATCAGCCGGCACAGCATCTACAGTAGAACCGGAGTTGACACTTTCCACAACATCTTTGGAAGAACCATATGTGGAAACTGCCGATGATTACAAGTGGAAATATATGTACACACTAACATCTTTACAAAAACAAAAGTTTTTGACTGATGATTGGATGCCAGTTTCTACCAATAAATTTGTAAGAGCAGCCGCTGAAGCGGGTTCAATTGATATCGTTACAGTAACAAATTCTGGTAATAATTATACAGATGGTACTGTACAGAGTATTATTACGATTGACGGCGACGGAACTGGTGCTGTATTAAAGGCAAATGTTTCTGGTGGACAAGTAAAAAATATAATCATACAAAATCGTGGAAATTATTACACTTATGCAAACTTAACCTTTACTGATGTTACTGGTGGAGTTGGTTCACTTGCAGCCGCAACAGTTTCAATTGCTCCACATGATGGTCATGGATATTCGCCAACTTATGAATTAGGTGGTTCTACAATTATGTTTAATGTGGAATTTGCACAAGATGAAAGTGGTGTGTTGCCGGTTGATAACGATTTCCGTGAAGTGGTATTGTTGAGAAATCCCTATGGATATGGAACTACAACATTAGCCACAGCACAAACACACAGTTTATACACTCTTGTTAAAGTTTCACCCGGTGTTGGTGACTTCAACAATGATGAAGTGGTATATCAAGGAACAACATATGGTGATGCAACATTTACGGCTGATGTTATTTCTTTTAGTGAAACGCCTAACTTGTTATACCTAAACAATGTTCGTGGAACATTACAAACAAACCAGGCGATTAGAGGCTTACAAACAGGCGCTATTCGCATCGTAAACACAGTTACAAATCCAACTCTTGATTTGTACTCTGGAAAGATATTATACATATCAGATAAATTGCCAATTACAAGAGACCCTGCCCAAACCGAACGAATTCGTTTCATATTGAGTTTCTAAACGAGGAATAAATGACTGCTACTTTTAACTACGATCCATACTATGACGATTTTGATGAAGATAAAAACTTCATGCGTGTCTTGTTTCGTCCAGGTTATTCGGTTCAAGCCCGTGAATTAACACAATTACAAACCATACTAGCCAATCAAATTGAGAAATTTGGTAACCACATTTTTAAGAGTGGTAGTCCAATTGTTGGTGGTAAAGTTTCTTTAGATAACAAAGCTAATTATGTGGTGCTGGCTGCTCAATATAATAGCTTGGATGTTGATGCTACACAATTTCTAAACAAGACTGTCGTTTCGTATAACTCAACCAAAATAATTAGAGCAAAAGTTATTGCAATTGACACATCAACTGCAAATCCAATTCTAATTTTGAAATATCTAAGTGGTGAAAGATTTGCGGAGTCGGATGAAATTCGTGTTTATGGCCAAGAAATTTATGCACAATTGAGATCCACTGCGGCTGTTGGTGGTTCTTTCATAGCTAAACTTCAAGAAGGTATTTACTACTTCAAAGGACAATTTGTAAAAGTAGTTCCCCAATACCTCGTTCTTGAAATTTTCTATCGTGTAGGATATAACACAACCACAATCAATTTAAATCCATCATACAAAATTGGTATTGAATTTACTGAAACTATTGTTGATGAAATTGATGATACATCACTATTGGATCCAGCACAGGGTGCCTTTAACTACCAAGCACCAGGAGCCGAGCGTTTTGCAATTCAAACTTCTCTATCAAAGAGAACATTAGATTCTGCTGATATTTCAACATTCTTTGAAATTGTTCGTCTTGTTAATGGTGTAAAAACAAAAGAGATTGATTATCCAATCTATAGTGAAATTGAAAAAACATTAGCACGCCGTACACATGATGAATCTGGAAACTATACGGTGGATCCATTTGTCATTTCTCTTGAAGAAGGCGATAGTGCTAATGGTAAATTCAACGTTATTTTAGATCCGGGCAAAGCCTACGTGAGTGGTTATGAATTTGAAACTATTGCTCCAACAATTATTGAAGTTGATAGAGCAAGGGAAGTTTCAAATGTTTCAAGTTTTGATTTACCAACAAACTATGAAAGTAGTTTAGTTCTAGCAAACGTTCGCGGCACACTTGATATTACAGCATTCCCATCTTTGGACATTCATTCTGTTCCACATACAAACATTAGTCTATCAACAGGTCCAGCGTACAATTCTACCAAAATTGGTACAATTTATGCAAATATGATTCGCTACAATGATGCATACAATCCAGACATTGGTAATACTCATACATTTACTGTAAATACATTTGGTGCTAATACTGTTCCAATTACAGGAACATTAGCCGCAACTGGATCATCTGCTACTACAATCGCAATTCCTGCCGCATTCAATAATGCTTTGCCATTGAATGC